GATTGGCTGGTTATTCCAACCGATTCACCTTGGTTCGTAGAACATCCGATGATGCAGTTGAATTGTTTAAAGATGACACCTTTGATATCATCTTTATTGATGGCCTACATACATACGAACAATTAATCAAAGATTGTGTGAATTATTATTCTAAGTTGAAATTTGGTGGCATCTTTGCTGGCCATGATTTCTCCGCAATCGAAGGTGTTAATCGTGCAGCCAAAGAATTTGCATCTAAGGTCAATAAAGATATTCTTTTGACTGAAAAAGATGTTTGGTATTGGATTAAATAATTAATGTAACTGGAGATTTTGTTATGACAAAAAATGTTTTAATTACTGGTGGTTGTGGATTTATTGCACACCATGTTATTGATTTGTTCCTTCAAAAGACTGATTGGAATATAACTACACTCGACCGATTGGATTATTCAGGTAATCTAAATCGTTTGAATGAAGTTATGGACAAATATGACGCACAAACAAAGAAGCGTGTGAATATTGTTTTCCATGACCTGAAGGCTGAGATTAATCCTTTGGTTGGAAACTTCATTCACAAGAATGGTAAGATTGACACCATTCTGCACCTTGCGGCATCATCTCATGTTGACCGTTCAATCACACATCCAATGGAATTCATTCAAGATAATACCATTGGTACTGCACACCTTCTTGAATTTGCTCGTAGATTAGATGGGCTAGAAACCTTCTTGTATTTCAGTACAGATGAAATCTTTGGTTCTGCACCTCCTGGTGTTGCATATGATGAGCGTGCAAGATACAACTCAACTAATCCATACTCAGCATCTAAAGCAGCCGCAGAAGAATTCTGTGTTGCGTATGAAAACACATACAAGATACCTATGATGGTCACACATACAATGAATGTATTTGGTGAACGCCAAACTCCTGAGAAGTTTATTCCATTGTGTATTGATCGTGTTCGCAAAGGTGAAAAGATTTACATTCACTCAAATGCGGCTCGTACAGAAGCTGGAAGTCGTTTCTACATCCACGCATCTGATGTTGCAGATGCATTGTTGTTCTTGATTACAAAGAAACCGGCTTGCCCAACAGACTATGGTCACGCCAAATGTGCCAAGTTTAATATTGTTGGCAAAGAAGAAACCGACAATCTGACCCTCGCTAAACTTGTAGCACAAGCTCAAGGTAAAGAATTGAACTATGAAATGTTGGACTTTCACAATTCAAGGCCAGGACATGACTTGCGTTATGCATTAGATGGTAGTTTGATGCGTAGTCTTGGTTGGGAACCAACGATTGCATTTAGTGAACGAATTAAACAAGTAAGTGATTGGTATTTGCAAAACACAAGGTGGTTAGAACTATGATTAAAGAATGTGAAATAATTGATGAGTGTATTGCCTGTGGCAGTACTGAGTTGGTGCCCGTATTAGATTTGGGTATACAACCATTGGCCAATTCTTATAAGAAAAATGCTGATGATGTTGAACAATATTTTCCACTTGCAATCAATCGTTGCAAACATTGTTTTCATGTGCAGTTAACGCACAGAGTTAATCCTGACTTGATGTTTAAAGATTACTTATATGTTTCTGGTACAACAAAAACACAATTAGATTACTTTGATTGGTTTGCAGATTTTGCTGCTGAGAAGTATGGTACAAAACCAACTACAATATTGGATATTGGTTGTAATGATGGTAGTCAATTAAACTCCTTCCAAGACAAAGGTGCCACAACTTATGGTGTTGACCCAGCAGAAAACTTGTTTGCCACATCCTCACAGAGACACAAAGTTGTTTGTGGTTACTTTACTGGAAAAGAATTCGGCCACGAAAAGTTTGATGTTATTACCTGCCAAAACGCATTTGCACACAACTTCAATCAGCTTGAGTTACTACAAAACATTAGAAATGTCATGCACAAAGACAGTCTATTGTTTGCTACAACCTCTCAATGTGATATGATATTGAACGGTGAGTTTGATACTATTTACCACGAACATCTTTCTTTCTACAATGTTAAATCTATTGATGCGCTTTGTAAACGGGCTGGTTTGAATTTGATTGATGTAGTTAAATCTCCTGTCCACGGCATGAGTTACATCTTTGTCATTTCAAAATTTGCAAAAGCACCACGCACAATACAAAATTTGATTGATATTGAAACACAAAAAGGACTTTACACTGAAAAAACTTATGATGACTATGCGGCTGATTGCTTGAATAATGTAAAACAATTTGCAGAAATCATTAGAGAAATGAGAAGTACAGGTGTTCCTGTTGTTGGTTATGGTGCACCGGCCAAGGGCAATACACTAATGAATTTTGCACAAGAAGGTCCAGATTTTATTATTGATGACAATCCTTTGAAACAGGGAATGTTTACACCAGGTAATTGTGTACCAATCTATGGAACAGATTATCTAAAAGCCAATTTTGAAAATGTGGATAAATTGTGTATCATTCCTCTTGCATGGAATTTCTTCAAAGAAATTAAGACTAGAACCAAAAATGTAAGACCCGGCAAAAATGATATTTTTGTTCGTTACTTTCCAGAATTTAAGGTGGAAGAATGAGTAATTTGATTATATGTCCTGTTGGCATGGAAATGACACACGATCCTCGTTGGAAAGAAGAAGACCACTGGCGTTGGACAAACAACGATAGAAAATATGAAACTCTCCTTGTTGTCTACAATGACTTCAATCCTGAACCAGGTTCTTATGACCATCTGATACGACACAAAGGCCATAAATGGCAAATCATGCAAGCAGTTGCAAAAGATATTCCTCTTGGCAAATACAACTATATTGGTTGTGTTGATGATGACTTGATTACTGGTTACCAAGACTTTAATAAAGGATTGGAGTTGGCTGAGAAGTTTAACTTCCAATATTGGCAACTTTCTATGCCACATGATTCTAGTTTGATTTATCGACCACTATTCAACGATCCGTCTTGTGATTTCTCGGAAACAAACTTCATTGAAATGGGTTCATGTTTCTTCACCGAAGAAAAGTTTAGATTCTTGATGGAGTTTATTGGTCATTGGGACTTGGAGATTGCATGGGGTATTGATAAGACATTCTATGATTTGTTCCAATGCCCAGCTCATGTCGTACATTCTGGTATGATTCATCAACCATTCAGAGACAGTTACTACGATAAGCAAAGAGCCATGGATGAAATGAATGACTACCTGTACAATAAGTATCCTTCAATACTTAAACAACATTATGGTCGCCAATCCAATTTCATGGATAGACAAGACATATTGAAAAAGTTTAAATTGGCATGAAAAAATACTTATATTATCACATCTATTTGACAGAAGAAACTGGATGTTGGTATAATCATTTTCTGGAACAGGTTGTTTCAATTATTGATTCTGGCCTGTACACTGAAATGGAAAAGATGTTTGTCATTTGCATTGGCAAAAAGAGTGAATTGGAATTGTTTACGGGAATATGCAACACTTTTCCTAAGATTCAAATTCTAGAAACACTGTTCTTGGATGATGACAATGAAGAAAACCTTTCACTTGAACATGTTTCAACAATTGATTATAAGGATAAAAACTTGTATGATGAAACTTGGACATTAAAACATCTGCAAGACCATGCCAAAAGAGAAGATGCACACTTCCTATATTTCCATGCTAAAGGCATCACTGTTCCTTGGAGAATGAGAGAACAAAAAATATATCTGCCATATGTAAACTACTATTTCTGGAGAAAGTTTCTACAATGGGGTTGTATTGAGAATTGGAAACTCTGCACAGATAAGTTGTCGGATCACTCTGCATCTGGTGTCAACTTTGGAACCTGGCCCGTACCACACTATTCTGGTGGTTTCTGGTGGTCGAAGTCTGAGTACATCAATAAACTTCCCGACATTAAAGAGAATGATTGGTGGGATTTGTTTAGGTCTGAAACACCATTGAACACTTTCGATTCAAATAGAAACAAACCAGAAATGTGGATCGGAACAAAACATAATGATGATTTTTTCAATATCATAAGTCATCCTATTATGCCACCACACGGAACACTGGTTCAAAACACATGGCCAAGATATTGTTATGAGGGAGTAGTACAAAAATGAAAAATATATTCTTAGTCACATCATGTATGCAACCAAAATTTGGTGTCATCAGCATGGAAGACAGGTACAAACAAACATTAGAAACATTTGAGAGTATTCGTAATAAGACGGAAGATTCCTTTATTCTATTTACAGACAGCTCACCAATCCCGATTGAACAATATAAGTGGGATGTTATAAAGTCCAAAGTTGACCTGGTTTTGAACTTGAGTGATTATCCACAGGTACAACAATTCAATGAACACGAACAATTAAAAAGTCTGGGTGAAAGTAATCTAATATTGAGAAGTATTGGTTTTTTAAAAAGTAAATATGACTTTAAGACAATAGAAGGTAGAATGTTTAAATTGGGTGGTCGTGCTAAGTTACAGGACAATTTTAATATCAGAGATTATGACAACACCCATGGTAAATTCATATTCAAGAAACGATTGGCCAGTTGGATGCCTCCAGACGTACAAAGTCGGTTGGGGTCAACACACATATTGGAAACAAGATTATATTCTTGGTGCACATCTTTGGTTGATGAATATGAACAGATACTGCAAAACAATTTCCAGTTATTAAACATTGGCTTAGACACGGAACACTGTCATTTTTTGAACATACCTAAAGATAAATTGATTGAATTTGATATGATGAATGTTGGAATGGTAGTTGCAAGAAACGGTGACTACATGTTAGACTGATTTTTGTCAATATGTATCTAATCGAACATTTCAAAAAACTTTAATATAACTTAAAAAGTTATATAAATAACCTCACGGGCAACCAAAGTGTGTTGCATTTCTATAGGTAAACAATGTTATCTTTCAAGAGCTTTTTAACCGAACAAGAGGATCCCGAGGAGGGTGCCAGTCGCCAGATTAAACACCTGACACATGTGGAAGACCGACCCCTACAAACCGGTGAAAAGGGCACAGCCCACGCAATTAAGTCATTGACTGCTGCAGCTGAACACATCAAGGCAGGTAAGAAGTCTTCCGAACTTACCACAAAATATGATGGTTCCCCAGCACTTGTTTATGGCCATCATCCGACCACTGGTAAGTTTTTCGTTGCATCCAAGTCTGCTTTCAACAAGACACCAAAGATTAACTACACACCAAAAGACATTGATAAGAACCACGGACACGCACCTGGCCTTGCTGCCAAGTTGAAGGATGCACTGACACATTTGTCCAAGACTACACCTAAACAAGGTGTTTATCAAGGTGATATGATGTTTGGTACCGACAAAGGTGACAAACAACCAGAGAAAGGTGGTGGGCATTCTTTCCATCCAAATCCATCTGGTCTAACTTATACTGCCCACGGACAACATGCGGCCGATGTTAAGAAAGCAAAAATTGGTGTTGTGACACACCTGTCATATCAAGGTAAAGATGCAGGCAATCTAAATGCATCACATGAAGTTGACCACGAAAACTTTAAGAAACATCCAGATGTGTTCTCAGTCGATCCAAGAATGGACACAGCAAAAGTTCATTTCAGTCCAGAAGAACAGAAGAAATTCAACAAACACATTGCAATGGCTCAATCAGTACATGACACTCATGGTGATGACATGTATGATGGTACAAAAGCACATCATGGAGTTGGTGGTCCATTGGAAACCTATATGAATCATACAGTTAGAACAGGTGAAGAACCTAACCATCAAAACTTTAAGAATTGGTTAGAAACCGATACGAATAAAAAAATTGATAAACTTAAAGTTGAAAAGAATCGTACAGCCAAACAAGCTGATCTTAAAGCTGAACTTGGTAAAATTGAAAAAAATAAAAAACACTATAACAATGTATTTAAGATGCACGGTCACATACAGAAGGCCAAAGATACACTCATTGGTGTTATGAATCAACACCAAGAATTTCAACATACACACGGCGGCGAATCTGCGAATCCTGAAGGATATGTTTTCCATCACGACAAAGAATCGGATAAATTTGTCAATCGTGCGGAATTCTCTAAGAGAAATTTTGCTGGGATTAGAAACATATGAAAAAGTTTTTAGAAAAGTTACAAGAAGATGCACAGACACATACACCTGTGGTGATGGCATTTGGTCGTATGAATCCACCAACTATTGGCCATGAGAAGTTGGTTGATAAAGTACAACAGATAGCAAAAGACTATAAAGCACCACATCATATCATTGTTTCACATTCTATGGATGCGAAGAAGAATCCACTAGAAACAGCAAGCAAAATCAAACATGCTAAAAGATTCTTTCCTGGTGCAAATATAACAGCATCCAGTAAAGAGAAACCAACATTCTTACAACACGCTGCAGCATTACATGCAGCTGGCCATGACCACTTGGTAATGGTTGCAGGTTCAGATAGAACCTCTGAATATGAACAAAAACTACATCAGTACAACGGTGAAGGTCCAGGAAAGTTATTCAATTTTAAAAAGATTGAAGTTAAGTCTGCTGGCCAGCGTGATCCTGATGCCGAAGGTGCAGAAGGTATGTCAGCATCCAAGATGCGTGAACATGCGAAGAATGGTGATTTTAATTCCTTTAAACAAGGTGTTCCATCACATGTACCAGAGAAACATGCAAAAGAATTGTTCCGTGATGTTCGTAAGGGCATGGGTATAAATGAGAATTACAATCGTGGACTTTTCAGAGCCATATTTGTAACAGGTGGTCCTGGTTCTGGTAAAGACATTATCATCCGTGAAGCCATTGCAGAAGCAAAGGCTGTAGAGTTGAATTCGGTGCAAGCTTTTGAATATCTAATGGACAAACAAAAGTTATCTGAAAAGACGAACGACCACCGCAGAGAAGCAATCCGCAATCGTGGTCCTCTAATCATCAATGGACCAGCAGATGACCACACCAGAATACTTACCATCAAGGAAGAACTAGAAGAATTAGGTTACAGTACCACTATGGTATTCGTTGATACCACGAATGAAGCAAGCAAAGCAAGAAACGAACGATTGACAAAAACACTTGCCGAATCAATCAGATACGACAAATGGAAACTTGGCCAAGCCTGCAAAGAAGCATACATTCAAAACTTTCAGAATTTCATGGAATTCAACAATAGTTCCTCAATAGAAGAACTTGAAGAAGATATTTCTGATACTTACGAAAAAATAAATACATTTATTGAGAACAGAAAATTTAATGAAATTGCGTTCTCTTGGTTGGAAAGTCATGGTAAATATAGTATAACTGACTCTGTTTTTAAGGAAAATGAAAATGTTAAAAAGAATTTTAGATTTGTTGAAAATTACAAAACCAAGCGCACCGGTACAGGACAATCATCCACTGGACATCCAAAAGTATCAGCCGGAACCGGCCCCAGTGCAGACGGTCCAGGTGACATTACCCCAGACAATCGTGCAGGAGACTCCAACGCCGACAGTATCAAGTGGGACAGAAACTCCAAGCGTGGAGGTTACACCTTCAGAACCTACACCGAAGACTCCGGCCCCACAGTCAAAGTCTTCCCAGCCCCGAAAGAAAGCAACTTCAGCAAAGACAAAGAAAAAATAAAGAAAAAAGGTTTGGTCGATTCTCCTACTGTTAGTCAGAGGGTAAGAAATATTTCTGGAATCGGCCAAGAATTTGATACTCGCCAACAGGGAACAGTATACCCTATGTCTGGTCTTGGCGATGTGACATATAGAGAAGAAGTTAATTTTAAAAGATTCAGGGAATCATATAATGATCCATCAGATTCCGAAATGGGAGTTGCTGGTGTTTTAGGTGGTTCGACAAACAAAGAGCCAATGGAAAATCCAAAGGATAAAATGGGTTACTTTAACAAGAAGAAAAAGAAATGAAAAAATTCACAGAGTTCGTCAAAGAATCCACACCAGAAACTGCACAAAATGATTCTAAAGAAATTGCTCGTCAAAAGAAACACTTGATGGACAAAGCTAAAGAATACGATGACCAAGCAGACAGAGAAAAACATTTTGGCCACGGCGGCGCAGCTCAAGCCAAAGGTGAAACCATGGCAGCAGCCGCAAAAAACATTAAAGGAGCATAAGATGATCGACCTAAGAAAAAAAGATAGCATGATTTCAGCAATTGAGGAAATTCTTCAACAAGAAGCACTCAAGGGCAATCAACATTTAATTGATAAAAATAAAAACAACAAAGTTGATCCAGAAGATTTCAAGATTCTTCGTGGTGAAAAGAAAGCTGTCAAAGAAGAAGAAACTGTTGATGAGGGCATCAAAGATGTTGCCAAGAAAGCATTTAAAGCTTTGACTGGTGGTTCAGATGAAGATCAACGCAAAGACCTACAACGCAAGATGGGTCTACCACAAACTGGTAAGAAACCAGAACCACAAAAAGAAGAAGTTGTTGATGAAAGTCTACTAGGTCAATTAAGAGATCGTGGTAATGTTGCAACAGGTCAAAAACAACAAGACCGTAAGAATTTTGATACAAATACTGGTGCCGCATTAAAACCAAATAGCACAATTAGTGGTATTAGAGCTAAGATGCAAAACAAAGTCCAAGAGGAATCTGAACAAATTGATGAGTTGTCCAAAAGCACTCTAGGTTCTTATGTTAAAAAAGCAGCTGCTGACTCCACAATTTCTCGTAAAATTGGAGCTGATTTTGAAAATCGTGCATCCAAGGCAAGAAGCCCTAGTATGAAAGATGCAAATACTTCACTTGCTGATAAGTTTAAATCCGATTCACGCAAACGCAAAGTTAATATTGACAAGGCAGTTGATCGTTTGGCCAAAGAAGAGGTTGATATTAGAACACCAAAAACTCTGCGCCAATTCAAAGAAGGCTGGGAAGAAATGATGGCCGATGTTAAGAAGCGTGCAGAACCAAAACCAAATGGTGGTTCAGGTGTTAAACAAGGTTCTCGTTACGGTGGTTCTAAACAAAAAGACACACCAGAACAGGACACAGAAAAAAAGTAAATGAGGCAAAAGGACCAACCAGTCAGGAAGACGGACCTTTTGTCTCTAACATCAATGATGCAGAAGATTTGAAGCCATTAAATCACGCAAGATACTTAGCCAAAAAATCTTTGAAAAGAG